GTCCACTACTCCCTCTAAATAGGAACATAAATGACAACTAGAAAATACTCATCACGCTCTCAACAGACCACGCTATCTTCTGGAACTGATGCAAGCACTACATCTATAAGTGTAGTTTCTGGCACAAACCTTTTAGCATCTGTAACCTTTAGTCCCGCTGGAACATTTACGGTTGTTATTGACCCAGATACCGCCCTTGAAGAAATTGTAGATGTAACAGCCCGAAGTGGTAACTCACTTACTGTTGAACGAGGTATAGAAAATAGCGGTACGGGAGTAGCACATTCTGCTGGCGCAGTAGTTCGGCATATGGTTACTGGTCGTGATTTAAGAGAGGCTAATGACCATAGCGAAAATACAACCACAGCACACGGTTTAACTGTGGCAAACGTGGTTACTCTTGCTGGAAGTCAAACCCTTACTAATAAAGTTTTAACTGCCCCAACTATTACTAGTCCAAGCATTACTACTCCTACCATCACATCTCCTACTATTACTGGTACTGGAACTATTACTGCTACATCTTTTACTGGTAACTTAACTGGTAACGTAACTGGAACTGTAACTGGCACCGCTACCCTTGATTTACCTAAGACTGGTGGCACTATGTCAGGTGCTATTGCTATGGGTACTAACAAGATTACTGGTATGGGAGACCCTACATTAGCCCAAGATGCTGCTACAAAGGCATACACAGACCTTCAGATAAGTAACTTAGTCAATGGTGCTACCTCTGCCTATGACACTCTTAAAGAGATTGCAGACTTACTTGTAGCCGATGAATCAACTGCTGCTGCTCTTGCTACAACTGTAGCCGCTAAAGCACCTCTTGCTTCCCCTGCTTTAACTGGTAATCCAACTGCTCCTACTCAATCACTTAGTGATAACAGCACAAAGATTGCTACTACTGCTTATGCAGATAGAATTGTGGCAACTGCTCCAGGAAACCTATCAGGTGTTATTACCTCAGTAGGCGCTGTAACTAGCATTACTGCTCAGACTGGAACTGGTACTACATTTGTAACTTCAGTTAGCCCAACCTTAACAACTCCCAATATTGGTGTGGCTACTGCTACATCTGTAAACAAGGTGGCTGTTACTGCTCCTGCTTCAAGTGCAACTCTTACTCTTGCTAACAACTCATCTTTAATCACCTCAGGTGGTTTCTCAACTACCTTAACCTCAAGTGCTACTACTGCAGTAACCCTGCCTACAACAGGCACCCTTGCTACCTTGGCTGGTACTGAGACCCTAACTAACAAGACTTTAACTGCTCCAACGGTTACTAGCGGTGTTAAACATAATGGTTCTACCTCTGGTACAACAACATTAATAGCAACTGCGGTTGCTGGTACTACTACCCTTACCTTGCCTGCTGCTACAGATACTCTTGTGGGTAAGGCAACAACAGATACTCTTACTAACAAGACCCTATCTTCTGGAATCCTAACTGGCTCATTAACTGCCAATGGAAGTACAGGAACTAGCGGTTATGTATTAAGTTCAACAGGTTCGGGAGTCCAATGGGCTGTCGCTGCCACAGATGCAACGCCAACAGTATTTATGCTGATGGGCGCTTAACCAAACACTAAGGAGAAATAAATGGCAACAACATACAAGGTGCTTGCGCAAGCGGTATCTACAACATCAGAGGCAACTCTATACACAACCCCTGCTTCAACATCAACAGTAGTATCAACAATAGTAATTGCTAATCAAGATTCTGCTGCTGCTACTTTCACAATAGTAGTAAGACCTGCTGCTGACAGTTCAACTACGGCAAAACATTACATTGCTAAGACCGTAACAGTTGGCGCTTCAGATACAACAGCACTAACACTAGGAATTACCCTAGCAGCAGGTGATTTAATTAGAGTATTGGCTTCAACTACAACTTGTTCATTTGCTGCTTTCGGAAGCGAGATTTCTTAAACAATGGCTACCTCCCGCATATCAACCTCATCTATACTTCAGGGCTTTCCTAAGAGTAGGTCTTTGCTTGCGGGAAATGCTTTCTATAATCCACCTAATATGGATTACCTAGTTGTTGCTGGAGGCGGTGGCGGTGGTGGTGGTGGTAATGCTTGGGCGCACGGTGGCGGTGGTGGAGCAGGTGGACTTCGCTCAACTGTAACCGCAACTGGCGGTGGTGGAACTTTAGAAACTGCCTTAACTATAGCATTAAGTACTAATTACACAGTAACTGTTGGTGCAGGTGGTGCTGGTGGCGTAGGTTATACAAATGCTGGTGTTGTTGGAAGTAACTCTGTTTTTAGCACAATTACATCAACAGGCGGTGGTGGTGCTGGTACATTATCAGTAGCACCTAGTTCAGGTGGTTCAGGTGGCGGTGGTGGTGTAGATACTGCAACTCAAACTGGTGGCGCACGAACTGCAAGTCCAGTACAAGGTTTTAATGGTGGTAATGGTGGTACTTACGCTAATGCTTCAACATCTGGCGGTGGTGGAGGAGGTGGCGGTAGTGGTGGGCTTGGTGTTGCGGGTGCTAATTCTCAAGGTGGTAACGGTGGTATTGGCACAGGAGTAAGTATTACTGGTGCATCTGTAACTTACGCAGGCGGCGGTGGCGGTGGTGCATCTACTGGCGGTGGTGGAGGTGGCGGTACTGGTAATCAAGGCGGTGGTGGTAATGGTGGTAACGCTGCAAATCCTGGCAATGGTAATAATGGAACTGCAAACTTAGGTGGCGGTGGTGGAGGTGCTGCTCATAATTCTGTTGGTTCAAATTCAACAGGTGGCACAGGCGGCTCAGGAGTTGTAATACTTAGATACTTAACAAGTTTTGGCACAATAACAATAGGTGCTGGTTTAACAGGAACAACTGCAACAGATGGTTCATATAAAGTATCCACAATTACTGCTGGTACTGGAAATGTGAGTTGGGCATAATGGCACATTACGCATTTATTACAGATGGAATAGTTACCGAAGTTATAGTAGGTATTGATGAAACAGAAACCATAGAAGGTTTAGATACTGAAACTTGGTATGGTAACTTTAGAGATCAAGTATGCAAAAGAACTTCATATAATAATAATTACCGCTTCAACTACGCTGGCATTGGCTATACCTTTGATGCAACTAAAGGAAGTGATGGTGCTTTCATAGCACCTAGACCTACCTGCGGGCATAGTGAATTAACTCTTGATGAAACTACCTGCCGTTGGATATGCACAAATTCAGCACACGAAGTGGAGATGCCATAATGGGTATAACTAAGATGTCTAAGGTAGGGTTTACATCTGCCAGTTATCTAAAGTCTGATAGTTTCCTAGTGGGTAATGCTGCGTTTAGTCCTAGTTCTTATGAGTCTATAACAACAACTACTTTAGGTAGCAGTACAAGTAGTTTTACTTTTAGTTCTATACCTGCAACCTACACTCATTTACAAATTAGATGTTTTGCACAAGTAGTGCGTAATACTTTTGGTATAGCGAGTGGTAACATTCAGTTTAATTCGGATACAGGTTCTAATTATTCTATACATAATGTAACAGGAATTGGCGGAACTCCATATGCGTCTGGTAGTGCAAATACTACATCCGTAGTAACGGCAGATGGTATGTACGGAACGACTACTGGTGGTACTTTCGGAATAAGTATTATTGATATTTTAGATTATGCAAATACTTCAAAATATAAAACTGTAAGAACCTTTGCAGGTACAGATTTTAATGGAACACTTGGCGGATACGGTGGTTTTGTTGGCTTAACATCAGGTAATTGGAGAAACACAAATGCAATTACCAGCATTACTTTTAGTTCCTCTGATGGTAATTTGAATACATACTCATCATTCGCCTTATACGGAATTAAGGGGTAATCACAATGACCGCAGGAGCAACATATACACCGATAGCAACTCAGACACTAGGTAGCGCAGCAGCATCAGTTACCTTCTCTAGTATCTCACAATCTTACACAGATTTAGTTCTAGTTCTTAATGCAGGCTGTTCGGGTAGTACCGAACAGGACACCTATGTTGTGATTAACGGTGATACTGGCAGTAATTATAGTCAAACATATTTTGCTGGTGATGGCACTTCTGCTAGTAGTGGTAGAGCAGCAAATGTAAGTGATGCCACTATTGGTTATCCAATTAGACCAACTTTAATAACTACAATTATCTGCAATTTTAGTAACTATTCCAATAGCACGACATACAAAACTTGGCTAAGCAAAGATGCTTCAGCCGATTCGTTGGTGTTTGTTGTTGCTGGTTTATGGCGCAACACTAATGCAATAACTAGCCTTTTGTTTAAGCCATCAAATTCAAGAAATTTTCTTACAGGCTCAACCTTTACCCTATACGGAATACTGGCGGCATAATGGCAAATACATATACATTAATTGCTAGTTCAACAGTAGGTTCAGGTGGAAGTTCTAGCATATCCTTTACTTCTATTGATTCAAGTTACACAGATTTAGTTTTATTGGCTTCAATAGACAGTTCACCTAGCGGAACTTATAACTGGGGTTATTTAACTTTTAATAGCGTAGGTTCAAACTATTCGCAAAAATTTATTTATGGTGATGGTTCATCTGTTCAATCTTTTAATTGGGGTGCCAGCGCACAATTAGCAACAGGTATGTTAAACAACGCCACCCAAACTGCCAGTACATTTACCAGTTGCCAATTTTATATCCCTAACTATCGCAGCACTACAAATGCCAAATCGGTAAGTTCAGAGTCAGCAATGGAAAACAATGCTACTTCAGCATATATAACAATGGGTGCTGGTTTATGGAATCCTGCAACACAGGCAGCGATTACCACAATTACCATTACGCCTGAAACTGGAACATTTGTCCAATACAGTTCATTTTACTTATACGGAATCAAAAACTCATAAAGGAGAAAACAAAATGACAGAAACCCTAACCGCCCTTGAGGTATGTTGCTGTGGCAATTGTGCTACCGCAGGACACCCAAAGGAAGTAATCCGCCCATTAACTGCGGCAGAGATTACTCAACGCAATGCCGATGCAGCAGCCTACGCAACTCGCAAGGCAGAGGAAGATGCAGCAGCAACCGCCAAGGCTTCCGCTAAGGCAAGTGCTAACGCTAAGTTAAAAGCATTAGGTTTATCTGATGCTGAGATTGCTGCGCTTTAATAACATTTAAGAGAGGCTCTAGTGGCTACTACAAGTAAAACACTATTTAGGGGTGCTGCCACTACAACCGTAGGCACAACCTTATACACAGTACCGCCTTCTACAACCACAAAGATATTAAATATCATAGTGACTAATACAGCAGGGACTGCTGGCACATTTACTATGGCATTAAACGCGACAACAATCCATACTACTACTGCTATTGCAGCCAATACCAGTATCTATATTGATTGTGCTCAAGTCCTTGCTGCCACTCAAACCATTACTGGTGGTGCATCAGCAATTACAATTAACTTTCATATTGCAGGAGAGGAAATCGTTTAGTGGCAATTAGAACTATTCCTGAAACAGCAGCATCAAGTGGTGTATCTGAAGCAAATGTACTAGACCTTTCCCGCGTAACTAACTTAATGTTAGGTGGTATGTAGTGGCCAATCGTGACATAACCGAAGGGCGTGGTAGTGCAACCGCAAATATTGGTCGCGCTATTGCCGTTGACCTTGGTATTACATCAAGCAGTTCTGTCTGGACAAATACAGATATTGCCTATGATGTAGCCATTGGTGGTATGCCATTTATCTATGCAGTATCAGATGCTAAACCATACATCAGGCAAACAGCCCCCTTTAATAAACCTCAGTCAGATAACAACAATGAGCCAGGTGAGCAATCACTTACTGGTTGGTGGATACGTTCTCAATCATCCTTTCATAGTGGCACAGGCATTAAGTTCTATGACCCTGCTGGTGGAGAAACAACAGCGCATAGGTTTGCTGACTCACAGAATGTAGATGTATTTACTAAGGGACAAGTAACATTATTAAAAGCAGTAGCCAACACAGTATCTAGTGGTACTTATAAGGTAGTATCTGCCGTATCTGGTGCTACCAATGTAGTCATTGCTTATATCCCTGATGGCAGTACAGTCTTAGATGTTCAATCAGATAGCACAACCCTTACTACTTATACTGCTGGTTCACTATCTGGCATAAAAGATTTAGTTACTGATGGCACCCGTATCTTTGTGGCTGATGCCACTCGTATCTACTCTGGTGTAATTGGTACCTCTGGTTGGAGTAATCATTACTCAACTGGAAATGCTAAGGTTAAACTAGGTTGGGTTAAACAACGCCTTGTTGCTGGCATTGGTGCATCTGTTTATGAATTAACTGGAGCATTAGGAACAACTACCTTACCTACACCTTTATACACACATCCTAACTCAGGTTGGACTTGGACATCTATCTCAGAGTCAGGTTCTGCTATTTATACTGCTGGCTATGCTGGTACTAGTGGCGCTATTTATAAGTTTACTTTATCTGCCCTAGGCGGTATGCCTACCTTAACATCAGGAGTTATTGCAGCGCAACTACCTAGTGGTGAGTATCCACTTAAGATTGAATCTTATCTAGGCTATTTAGTAATTGGCACCAACAAGGGTGTGCGTGTGGCTTCTATATCAGATACAACTGGAGACTTATCATATGGCCCATTAATTATTGAGGCTGATAACACAGGCCTAGACTTTGCATTTAGAGATAGATTTGTTTATGTAACTGGAAGTGTTGGTTCATATGCTGGTCTATATAGAATTGATTTAGGTAATGAAATTGAAACATTACGCTTTGCTTATGCTAGTGATGTATTCCTTGAACAGGCTGGATACGCTACAAGCGTAGACTTCTTGGGTAATAGTAATCAATTAGTATTTACTACCTCTGGTAGTAATGGTATTGTTATCCAGTCAGCCACAGTTTTAGCAGCAACTGGTTATCTTAAGACAGGCAAGATTCGTTACGGAACTTTAGAGCCTAAGAACTTTAAACGTTTAATTGCTAGAGGTTCATTTACTGTTGGAGAGTTATTACTTTCCTCAGTTGCCACCAATGCTGGTGGTAGCGAAACAGAGTATGACCACATTGGATACTCCGCAGAGGTAGACCCAGTAGAAGTAACTACATCTAACCCTGCAACTGCACAAGAATTCTTAGCATATAAATTTACATTTACTCGTGATAGTACTGATACTACTCTTGGACCTACTTTTAAGGGCTATCAGGCTAAGTCAACTATTGCTACACCTCGTGTAAGAATTATTAAGTTTCCTGTTTATTGCTTTGATGTAGAGACAGATAGATATAATACTGTTGTTGGCTATGAGGGCAGAGCATTTGACCGTATCAGATTATTAGAAGAGATTGAAAAGTCTGGTGATGTTATTACCTGGCAAGATTTAACTACATCTGAATCACAACAAGCAGTTATAGAACAGATTTCATTTACTCGTATGACACCACCTGATAGACGATTTGATGGCTTTGGAGGAATCATAGAGATTATGGTTAGGACAGTATAATGACACCGAATGATTGGGCTGGTCTAGCACTAGCAATAAGCACTTTGATTGGTTCCTTTGCCTTGATGGTTAGGTGGCTAGTCAAACATTATCTTGAAGAATTAAAACCAAATGGGGGCAGTTCCGTAAAAGACCAAGTCAATAGATTGGAAGCCCGCGTTGACCAAATTTATATACTCCTTAGTAATAGGGATTAGTTTACTCTTTATACCAACCCCTGCAACTGCCGAAGATATAATAATTAATCTTGATGCTACAACTGCTTATGTAGATGTAGTAGTAAATGTAGATACAACAACCGCTTATGTTATTACTACCACTACTGGACCTAGGTTTGAGGTAGTGGATTCAGTTACAGTTGAACGCCCTGCTTGGGTAGATTCCTGGCTATGGTTGTATCGTGGCGTAGCAGATAGCACAACTGCTAACTCTGCTGCTATTGCTGGTGATGATGATGGTAACTCTTCATCTAATAACTATTGGGCATCACGGCTTAGTGGAACATTAAATGCTGACACTTATACAATTCGTGCTACATCATATGACTATGTAGTCGCTGGTCAAAGGGCAGTAGGAACCTATACTTTAAGTAGTGGTTTGATACCACACAGAGATACTGCTACTGCTGTAGTAGATACACATACTGCATCAATTGATGGAAGCACAGTTACAGTAGATACTAGTACCGCTGTGGTACCAACCCCTGCTCCTGAGCCACCTATTGTGGCACCAGAGCCTCCTGACATTGTTTACATCCCACCTGTTATAGAACCAGAACCTCCAGCAGTTGTTGATGAAGCACCTGTTGTTATAGAAGAACCTCCAGTTGTGGTAGAGCCACCTGTAGAGGCTGAGGAACCCCCTGATGTAGTGGAAGAAGCACCAGTACCAGTTGAGGAACCACCTTTAGTGGTTGAAGAGCCACCTATTGTGGAAGAAGAACCACCTGCTGAAGAAGTTATACAAGTAGATGAGGTTGATTTAGAAACTCTTGCACCTGAAACACCAGTTCAATTAGACAATGGTGTAGTGCTTGAGGCTGGCACAGTAGTAGCCCTACAATTATTAGAAAATCCAGCAGAGTTAATCTCAGCAATCTTTGATAATCCAGCAGAAGTATTTACTGCTATCTCAAACATCGGTGCTGATATGTCTGATGAAGAAAGAACAACCTCAGAGCAAACAATCATTGCATCCGTTATTGCTAGCCAGGCTGCCATCAATGCAGTAGGCGCAGCCACTGCTACAAGAACTCCCCCACCTACAGTCAGAACTCCTAGTCCTACTGGTGGCGGTGGACCCAATGCACCAACCAATGAGAACATTAAATTATTAAGAAGGAGAAAACCTTGAGAGTATTAAGAGATATGGTTCAACAACTATGGACCCTACTAGGTATGTTTATTGCTTGGGTTGTATTAACTGGCTCTGCTAAAACTGTAGTCGGTTATGCAATCATAGCGACTCTAATAGCCTGGGTAGTTACTTATTCACTACGTAACTCTAATGATGAGTAATGAGATTGACTGGGAACACCAGAATAAATTAAGGCAGCAATGGCTACTGGATAATCCAGAGGCCGAGTATCAGGGATGGATGTCAATATGAGTGTAGTAGATATAGCAAAGTCACAACTTGGATACCAAGAGGTAGGCAAGAACAATGACAGTATGTATGGCAAGTGGTATGGACTTAATAACAACCCTTGGTGTGCAATGTTTGTATCTTGGTGTTATGACCAAGCAGGATTAGCCTCAAAGATAGCGGCTCAAACTGCTAAAGGGTTTGCTTCCTGTCAAGCAGGACTTAAATGGTTTACAAGTAAAGGCAAGATAGTGCCAGTCGGCAAAGCCGAAGCAGGAGATATAGTTTTCTTCCAATTTGATGCTGATGCAGAGGCTGACCACGTTGGTATCTGTGCTAGTAACGATGGAAAGAAATACCTTATGGTCTATGAGGGTAATACCTCAGGGGATACTAAGGGCAGTCAATCAAACGGAGATGGTGTGTATCTAAAGAAACGTGCCTACTCCCTAGTAATGGGCGTTGCTCGCCCTTAAGGATGGAATATGAATACAACTAAACTAAAAGCAGTTGCAACAACTTATGCTCGTGCTGCTATTGCAGCCGTGCTTGCTCTATACCTTGCTGGTAATACAGACGTCAAGGCATTAGCAACAGCCGCAGTAGCGGCAGTAGCAGGACCTATTCTTAAGGCTTTGGATTCCTCAGCCCCAGAATTTGGACGCACTAAGTAAGTAGTTTATAAATAAATAAGACCCCCTCGCCTAGTATGTCTACTGGGTAAGGGGGTCTTTTTGTCATTCAACTAGGAGTTTACTTTGCCGTAAGTGTAGTAGGCGTATGAAGTCGAACACGCTTCCTACAGAGATATATCATCCCACTAACTAAGGTAGAGAGTCCACCTTGACTTCGAGACGAATTCTATATGTAGTTATATAGACCCCTACGGGGTCTTATATACTGTATATATATCTAAGTATACACTTAACATTACCCAGTGCTGGTAGGCAACCTTATCCTGCCTACCTATGTGGTGCCTGACCTATGGTATACTACACCTATGACTATACAACTAGATGAATATACCCTACCTGAACATATATCTTACTCTGCCTTTACTACCTTCATTGATTGTGGCTACCAGTATTACCTAGGTAGATTGCTACAATTACCTGAGGCGCCATCTGTCTGGTCGGTGGGTGGCTCCTCATTCCATACTGCTACTGAGATGTGGGACTTGGAGAACTTATGATTAGCATTGTTAATGAAGAGGGTGGCATCACCACTATGCAATGGGAAACTTATAACACCATTATGCGTGAGCGATATGAGGATGGGTTAAAAGAAACTAAAGCAATTATAGTTGGTTCTATACAGAACGCTATTGATAAGACTGTTCATACTCAAGAACACCCTGAGAATCTGGCTGGACTAAGCATTGCCCTACGCCTAGCAAAGCAGGTGACTCTTGATAGCATCTGATACACTTGCTCTATGGGATAAGGCTTGGGTTAAAGAGTCAGAAGGTGTTGACTTAACCTTTGCTCGTGTTGGTGGTAGAACATCTAAAGCATTTCCTAATAGAGAGAACGTAGATTTCTGGCAACAGACAGGACCTGAATGGGTTCAGTCTTATATTGATTGGCGTAAGGCTAATCATAACTGGAAGATTTGGTACACTCCCGAAGGCGCACCCGCCATAGAGTTGGGGTTGACTCCTATCTTTGCTGACATACCAGTAAAGATGGTGCTTGATAGAGTGTTTAATGTTGACGGCGAGTTGGTAGTCGTTGACCTTAAAACATCACAGCAAACCCCAACCTCTACTCTACAACTTGGATTTTATAAACTAGGAATACAGCAGGTCTTAGGAGTTGAGATTAAGTATGGTGCCTATTGGATGGCAAGACAGCAAGGTACTACACCTATGGTTGATCTATCTGATTACACTCAAGAGAAACTTGAATACTTAGTAAGCAACTTCGACAAGGCACGCAAGGCTGGCATCTTTATACCAAACACAAACAACTGCAATCGTTGTGGGTTAACAGAGTACTGTCAATTCACATCGAAGAAATGAGGAAAACAATGGCAAATGAAGACTGGAAACTACAAGTTTCCTACAAGACACCATCAGGTGATATGATAAATGTACGTGCTAATACTGCTGATGAACTATCAGTATTGTTAGAGGGCGTAGGAGATTACTCTCCACAGATTGCTGCTACCCAGCAAAAGATTGTAGGTTCATACAATCTAAACCCGTCCTTGACATCGAGTTCCACTACAAGCACAAGGCCCTCGAGTTACTCCGCACCAACCCCAGTGTCGCAAGCATCAGGTACCGCAGCACCAGTATGTAAGCACGGTGCTCGTATTTGGAGAGAAGGACTTGCTAAGGCTAGTGGCAAGCCATATGCATTCTGGGCCTGTCCCTCACCGCAGGGAACAGCAGATCAATGCAAGCCAGTAAACTAAAAGACTGGCTTAGAATATTCTTCGGAACTAGAAAGGAACCAGGATGCGTACACTTGTCAGATCAGTTGGTCGTGCCAGTATCGGCGGCGAACCGTTACCGTCTTGCTTTAAGGCATTTGAATCTAACAAGATCATCTTACGTAGATCCGAAGTTTCGATGTTCGCAGCAGCACCAGGAGTTGGAAAGTCAACACTTGCACTAGCACTTGCACTAAAGATGAAGGTACCTACCCTCTACATATCTGCTGATACTAACGCTCATACAATGGCTATGAGATTAGCGTCAATGATTTCAGGGAAGAATCAAACAGATGTAGAGGGTATGATACATACAGATATAGGTTGGACTAAGGCTACTCTATCTAAGAGTAACCACATAGTCTGGTCGTTTGAATCAGCACCCACTTTACAAGATATAGATGAAGAAGTCCAGGCCTTTGAAGAACTATGGGGTTGTTCTCCTACACTTATAATTGTAGATAACTTAATGGATGTAGCCACTGATGGTGGCGAAGAGTTCGCTTCAATGAGGGCGATAATGAAGGAGTTGAAGTATCTTGCTCGTGCTACTAATTCGGCTGTTGTCGTTCTTCACCACACTAGTGAGGCTGTGCTTGGGACACCGTGTCAGCCACGCTCTGCTATCCAAGGTAAGGTGGCACAACTACCAGCGCTTATATGTACACTTGGTGTTGTCGGAACTTCAATGGGTGTTGCTCCAGTCAAGAACAGATACGGAAGAGCAGACGCAGGTGGAGGATTGATGACTTGGATTGCATTTAACCCTGAGTATATGTTTGTTGATGACATACCAGAGAATCATTAATGAGTGCATATGGCAAGCGAAAAGGTGCTACATTTGAGACTAGTGTAGTAAGGTGGCTACGCCTTAAAGATATACTAGCCGAGAGATTAACTAAGGCTGGCGCTAAAGATGAGGGTGATGTAGTTGCTTTCTTAGATGGGGCAGCAAACATACTAGAGTTAAAGGCAACAAAGAAGTTAGATCTGCCACAGTTCTGGCGTGAGGCTGAGGTTGAGGCAGAGAATTATGCTAAGGCTAGAGGATTAAAAAAAGTTCCGTTTAAGTTTGTAATCATTAAGCGGAGACAGGCAGGAATAGACAAGGCTTGGGTGGTGGAAGACTTTGAACAATGGACTAAGAGGGCAGGCAAATGACTTACCAAGTATTAGAGAAGTACTCATACACTATGGTGCGACAGTGCGACAAGGGCAAGGACAAGTTAACATCAGATGTCCCTTCCATTCAGACACTCATCAATCAGGAAGCGCCAACCTTAACAGCAACATCTTCATTTGCTTCGCTTGTGGAGTACAAGGTAATAGTTTACAAATCATTTCTAAGCACGAAGGGGTAGACATACGTGAAGCAAAGCATATCGCAGAAAGAATTGCTGGGACAGGCAGCAATCAAGTACGCGGCAAACATTTATCAGGCGGAAGACTACCTGCGAAGCAGAGGAATAACAATGGAAGCAGCACGTCTGGCTCGATTCGGCGTAGTAGGGGAGCCTGAGATTGGACACGAAACGTTTCAAGGAAGACTATGCATCCCTTATATTACAAAGTCTGGTGTTGTTGACCTGCGCTTTCGTTCTCTTAATCCTGCTGTAGAACCTAAGTATATGGGTATGACTGGGGCTGAGACCAAGATGTATAATGTATTAGACATAGAAAAAGCAGGCGATTACATAGGAGTGTGTGAAGGTGAATTGGACACAGTTACTTTATCTAGTTGTATTGGCATCCCTTGTGTCGGCGTACCTGGGGCTAATAGTTGGAAGAAGCACTACACGAGATTGCTCGCTGACTTTGAAAGAGTATTTGTATTTGCAGATGGAGATCAACCAGGAAAAGAATTTGCAACAAGCCTGGCGAGGGAACTGCCAGTCACTATCGTGCAGTTGCCAGATGGAGAAGATGTGAATAGTGCATACGTTAAGTATGGCTCAGATTATATTAGAGATAGGGCAGGACTAAATGGATAGATGTATACCACCTTGTCCTGAATGTGGTGAGCGTTTTAATAATGTGTTCGAGGCAACGGACCACTTATTAGAAGACGATGAGAAGTTTGACCCATCATTAATCTTACCAAATGGTGTTAGGTTAATGGTAGGTTCATTACTCAGATGTCTATACAAGTATGCAAATAAACCAGACCAGATAAAAACCATAACCCAGTCTGCATATATGACATTGTTTACGGCGGAGACACGCCCCGAAACAATTAAAGATATAGTAGAAGAAATGATAATCGAATCACAGATGATGGAAATAGATGACGAACTTAAACAACTACTTGAAAAGGGGGAGTGAGGAATGGCAGATTATAATCCACTTGGAGGAGCAAGGTTTCCATATAAGTCAAATACAGAAGACGGATGGGAATCTCGTAGTTACCCTGACAGTACCTCTTTTGAGTCAGAAGTAGCGCATACTTTCCAAGAGTTACTAGATTTATTAATGTCAAAGCATAGGGACTATGGGTCTAAGAACATTGCTGATGCACCTGGCGGTGCGCTCAATGGATTAAGAGTTCGGATGCACGATAAGTTAGCACGTATCAATAACTTATATGGTAGTGCTACCAATCCTGAACACGAATCACTTGAAGATTCTTTCAAGGATATGGCAAACTATGCAATCATAGGGTTGCTAGTTCTTAGAGGAAAGTGGGACAAGTAAATGATAGTAGCGGGACCTGCACTAATAGCAACAATTAAAACCGATGCTGGTAAAGAACTCTATGACAGAGTAGAAAAAAATTTTCCAGTTGAATTATGGTCGGTTGTACTAGGTGGTATTTTTAAAATAGAAAAAGAGTTGGAAGAAAAACAATGAAGGTTATAGTCTGCGTATCTGATTTACAGGTACCATACCACGACAAGAAGGCAGTCTCAGCGCTGTCTAATTTCATAAAGAAATATAAACCTGACGAGGTGGTATCAGTTGGGGATGAGATGGATATGCAGACTATCTCAAAGTGGAGTAAGGGTACTGATCTTGAACACGAGAAGTCTATTGCTAGAGATAGAGATGAGACACATCGTGTGCTTGAATCATTAAAGATTAAACATATGATTAGAAGTAATCATACGGATAGATTATATAATACAATTAGAATGAGGGCGCCAGGACTTGCTGGCTTACCTGAGTTAGAGTTAAAGAACTTCTTAAAACTTGATGACTTAGGTATTACTTACCACGAAAAACCATATGAACTAGCACCGAACTGGTTGTTACTACACGGTGATGAGGGTAACGTTCAGCCTACTGCTGGTGCTACCGCACTTGGACTGGCCAAGCGTGCTGGTATGTCAGTAGTGTGTGGTCACACGCATCGTGCTGGTTTAACACATTACACTCAGTCATACTTTGGCGGCACACCTAAGACTATATGGGGATTAGAGACTGGTTGCTTGATGGACTTTAAATTCGCTAAGTATATTAGGGGTGGCTTGTTCACTTGGCACAAGGGTTTCGGTGTGCTATATGTAGATGGGAATAAGGTTACACCACAATTAGTTCCAGTTAATATGGATGGTTCATTCGTATTCGATAAGAAGGTGTGGAAGTAATTGGATTGGGATAGCATTGAGAAGTGGGACTACATTGTAACAGCGGTTGCCTCTGAGTATCATAGAAAGTTTACTATGGTAGAGTTAGCAGACATAAGGCAATCGTTGTATCAATGGTTCACCGAGCACCCAAACAAACTTAAAGATTGGGAAGCAATAGGTGAGAGAGATGCAAAGAATTTAATCTATCGTTCACTTCGCAATCAAGCATTAGATTATTGTCAGAGATGGAAGGCTAAGTCTTTGGGCTATGATGTATCGGACTTACATTACTATGAGCCTGTAATAGTAGAAGCATTACTACCACCTGTGTTACGTGGTGAGTATGGTGTTGTTCATAAATTAAATCTTGGTAGAACTGGTAGACCATCTGCACCCGCCGAAGGTGGCAACCTAACTATTATGATGTTAGAAGTTGACGCAGGTTACTGGAAGTTAAACAAAGAAGACAGAAGGATTATATCCTATCGCTTCGAAGAGAACTTAGACTTCAGCGAGATAGCAAATTATTTAGAACTTGGTAGTGATAGTGCTGCACGAATGAGACTTAAGCGTGCCATCAATAGATTGATTAGTAAGATAGGTGGATACAAACCTTACAATGATATTGATTCATCCGATGAGGATGAAAGTAAAGAAGATAGTATAGAACAAAGCAACCAAGAGTCCGACAGAAAAAGTAAGGACAATGATAGGAGCGAACAAGATTAATAACTTAGTCAACTTCAGGCGCACTCCATATATCCTCTCTATCAAACGATAAGTTTGTTTCACTATCTTCCATAACAAAATCTTCTATCTCTTCATCTTCATAGATGTCGGCAAATAATTTTTTACCCCTAGAAATAGGCAGAAAACCTACGGTTTTAACTACTTTTTTGATGTCCTTGAACTCGGTAGTCTTAGGTAAGTTATCCTTGTCTTGCCACTTAACCTTAATCGTATCAAGATTAAACTCCCATACACCTGATGGTGTTGAACATATATAGATTGGTATCTTACCACATAGGTTAGCCTGTTCCATAATGTTTGTATACTTAAACTTCTCAATTAATAAATCATCATAGTGTGCGTGCCTACATTTCAATTCAATATATAAATCCTCACGCTCAGATACACAATCAAAGTTTGAATACTCATCGGCTACCTTGATTAAGTCAGGATAGTATTCATCTCTTAGTGCGTCAAACAATTCTTGCTCGTTCATTATCCTCCTGTTGAATAGAACCCTGTCCCTTTGAAGTGAACTGGGTTGGCTTGGTATTCTCTTGTCATTTCTTTATTACATTGCGGACATTCAACTAGGTTATCTCTGTCGTTAACATCACGACTTAGTTCTAGTAGTGTCTTATCATCAAGACATCTATATGAATAAGTTGGCATTATATATTCTCACTATTCTCTGGTGTTGGTGCGGTAGCAAGAGTGCCACATAAAGCACACTCCATATCTGTGAAATACATATCGATCTCACCTGTCTCATCATCAAATACAGTCTTTAAGTTCCATATATTACATCCGCAAGGACATACTGTGGTTGGCGTACCACGTATGTCCATCGCTGATTTGTAATCAGGCTTAAGTTCTGTTATATGTTTAGGTTCTTTCATTAGTAGTATCCATTCTTATTAAAGAACTTCCACGCCTTACAAGGGGTATTGTATCTGTAATAGATATAAGACAACCCTCTGTCTATCTGTAAAGTTGGTGGTGTCTTGGGGTCGAGCCCTAATAATTGTGGAATACCTCCAGCATTCTTACCCATTACTTTAACTTTGTTATAAGCAGTAGGTCGCCAGTTACTTTCTTTAGTCCACAATTTATTAAGGCACAACCATTCTTTATATTGCCACTCGGATAACATATCTTGTGCGTAAGCCTTGCTATCCTCTACACGCCAGTCAACCTCAATTATTGGATTGGTAGGTGCTTTATATGTAGGGGTAGCAAATCTTATACCTGCTATGGTTGTTAAGCCCAAGACAAGTAGCAATACTATTTTATTTTTCATACCCTTAGATTTCTTCTGCTATTACATCTGCCCCTGTTGGCATATCAAACTCAGAGACTTCCCATTCTTTATATGGTGCGTCTATCGCTAAGTTAATTGCTGTATCTATATCATACTCTGATACATAATACACTAGTTCTGCTTGGGTCTTGATAGTTATCTTATACTGTTTGATTTCCACTCATACCCCTTTCTTTCATTGTCTTTCTTACCTTCCGTGCGAAGGCAATTCTATTCTTATTAGTAGAGTTCTTAGTAGACATACCTGCTACTACTAATCTCTCTCCTGCCATAGTGCCACCATATATACCATAGTATATCTGTGTGCCTTGACTGCCTAGTTGTAAGCAGTTATCTTTAGCGGGACAATTCTTACATACAGATAGGGCAACGATAGCCTTATCTACCTCAGCCTTAGTGGCAGGTGAGTTCCTATTAACACTAGTCTTAGTGTCAAGTAAGTCTATCTCACCAGCAAACCATAGGTCGGGGTCGTCGTGATTAACGCACAACCCATTACTTATATCTAAGTTCTTATCATCAAAGATATATGTATCAATAGATTTATTACCCATTAGTTATGTATCCCATACTCGAAGCAGATACTACCAACTGCTGAAGTTAATTCTTTTACCATCTGTTTAATCTCCTGCTCTGTCAGGTGTTGCGTGTCCCTCTTACTAATGTAAGAAGTCCAATCGTAATCCTCTAGCATACTGTCCTCTCTGTGTCGGTGTAGGTGGGGCGATAACCCCACCCACAATTAACTAGTTTATTATGGGCGGAATACTACTGATGTATATCCGTCAAGACGGGAGTGCTTGGCTACTAAGCCCTTCTCTCCTGTTAAGTGTTGATACTTGCCGTTGCCTAGTGATACCCACATAGACTTAGGCTTGAACCTGATTTGGTCAGGTAGTGCCTTTACTACTGTGCCTCTTGGTTCGTAACCATTAGCACTATCTACATCAAACTGGACACTAGCAAGTTCATCTGCTAGGTCTGATAGTGTTAGTGATATACTAGCCAAGTAGTCCTCATATACTTGTGCTGTTGTGGTATTCATACTTACCTTTCGTTACTATCCTATTGGTAATTTACCAGTAGGTGTTGGTATCGATAGTGATTACTCACTACCAATTCTAGAAGTCAAGTGGCTCTTTACTATACCACTTCTCTTTATAAAATCCGTATTCATCTGTAAGCATATCCTTAGTCTGTGGATTATAGCATAAACAATCTAAGAACTGTGCGCTACAATCAAAGCAACACTCACACATCAAGCAGTAGAGTTCGCTCTCCCATAAGTCTATTAGTGCTTCACAATTAGGACACTCGAACTTGTTATCCTCATATAAGGTAGGACTAAAGTGCTTATCTCCTGCTACTATATCATACACGCTAGGTTCATAGGTATAGGTAGCGATAGGCGGGGCAGGTTTGTGTGAGTTATTACTCCACCACACACCTTCCGTATCCCAACTACCTGCGCTTTCATTGACAATATACATCTTGTATAATGCGCTAGGGTCATTGGTCATTACCGCTATCTTATTACCATTAGCCCACGAACTTATCATATCATATACATAGTCATCATCTAGGGCAGACACGCCACCTAATCGTGGCAACAACTCCTCTGCCATAATCCTAGTATCACTACGCTTATCATCTTTAGGTATTAGAATATCTAACACTCCGTTGTGTGCTAAGTAAGTATCATACTGCCCTGCTACCTTAAATGGGTGGCAGTTCAGTTCGTTCTTAACTCCGTGAGTAGCATACCTAGCGTGCCACATAGCATAGCCACTAGGATACTGCGCTCTAAGTTCTAAGAACCTAGCGATAGACTTCTTAGCGGACATACTGCGCTCAGATATAATACCTTCGCCAGTATCTATCGCAAAGCCAAAGCCGTGTGGGTTCTTACACGCACCCTGCTTTAGTTCATCTTTACTAGGTGTGGAATTAGGATTACACACTACCAATAAACACATACTTACCTCCTCTCCTAAGCATTTAACAACTCAGGTCTATTTATATCTACCTTACTTAACTTAGGTAGCCTATCGTAAGCGTTAGGATACAATCCATTATTAACTTGGATATAATCCTCGAACCACTCCCAACCTAGCATACCTAACTTAACATCAGATAGGGTCAGGTCGCGGGTATATTCTACCATAGCGTGAGCCAACTCTATCGTTGCTAATACTCCTTTAGGTTGTGTCGTTCCCCTAAAGAACCTTAACTCTATCGTATCATCATTGAGAGTATTGACGGCACTCATACGCTCACTATAATTACGCTTCGCTAACTTACCAGCGAAGGACATATAAGGTATGTTGTCCTCATTATACTGCCAAACATCTGTGAAGGTAGCATACTTATTACAATCTCTACCCGCAAATCGCTTCATATTCTTAGTGTTCTTATACACGAAGGCTAAGAACCTATGAGTATGTGCGCCACCCTTAAACCCTGCTCTACTTATATGTATATGGATACCGCAGTTAGACTTAGCGTTCCACGACCTAGCATTGTGCCTAGTCCTTAGTCCATCTAAAGTATCCCATAACTTCTGACTATTCTCACCACTCCAGTAATTAAGTGAAGCGGGGTGAGATACTAACTCAAAGCCTTCAGGTCCGACAACACGACCATCTGTGCTACCAATACTACCATCTTTCTTTAAGTAAATCCAATCCCTATCTAAGCGGTCAGATACATACTCTACCGCATTGTTAAACTTATCTTTCATATCGCTTATCTCCATCTCTAACTCTAGTCCAAAGTATAACCCCTCTTTACTAGAGCCGTGAAAGATAGGCTCAGGCTTATGGCTATAAGGTAGCACACCAGCACTACAATTATTACAATCGCCATCAGTATAATGCTCACAACTGTCGCACCAACTAGCATTATTAGAGCAACAATTCTCGCACCAATACACACCCCTATTAACTATCTCATAACTATTAACATCATCAGCATAATTATCACAACAACTCTCACAATAGAAGGTATTATTATCGGCACATACCTCACAATACATACCGACACCCTCTATATGCCTTGCGTTATCGGAGTAATCATACTCCTCACAATGCTCACAATAGATACGACAATCCTCACATAACAACTCACCATTTCTATTAGTGGCTAATTCGTCAGCCTTGTAATCACCATTACAAGAGTGGCACTCCTTGTATTCTATATCATCTGGCATATTAACTCCTTACTTTATAGGCAGTTCTAGTTCTATCATTATATCATTTACTTTACTTCTTAGCAAGTTAGTAGCAGTAGCCATACTCTTAAAGTCTGACCTTACATACCAACTCTCTTGAGTTCTTAAAGATTTGCGGATTAACTCCAACTCATCTCTAGTTATCTCTATCACTATATTATCCATATTACTCTTGCGCCTCTTTCCACATCTCAGGGGCTTGTGCGCCAATATCCGCCTCTATTAAACCCCACTCAATTAGTAGGCTAACTACATTATCAAACTCTGTAAAGTTTGACATATTGTCCACCAAATCCATTAGTAAATGGTGGCTCTGTTCATCAGGATTATACAACATAATTACTTGCTTAACTTGCGTATCTCACGCACTAGTCTAGCGTTCTTTATTGCGGTAGTAATTACTAGCGTAGTGCTAGTAGATAGCGCAATAATAATCGCTAGAGTATCTGTTAGTTCTAGATACATCAGTTCTCCTTATCCTTGTCGCAAGTGTGAAAGATGATCTCTACTTCTGAGTATAGTTTAGCACCACACTCTAAGCAAGTCTTATCATACTCTTTAGTATAATAACTCATCTTATCTCCATCTCCTAATCTAGTGATTAGGCTACCCTCTAAGGATACCATACCCTTAAAGGATAGTCAAGCCACTACTACTTTAGTCTGCTGAATATCTTAAAGATAGTGCCATCATAACTCTCAGCACCCTCACCATCAGCACCTTCTAGCCACACAATTCTGTTCTTAACTCTGATCGTAGAACCTTCTCCGTAAAGGCTCATCAGTAGCGGTGCGCCGTAGTCGTCTTGATCGCACTTAGCGATTAAGCGACCATCAGGAGCATAAGCATCTAAGGTTATCTTAGCCATTTATTACCTCTCTATTAAGTTATACCTAAGTATAGCATACTCAGGGCTACAAGTCAAGTTCTGACTTATGGCGTGTCGTAGTAGGGTGCGACCCTAAGCATACCGAACTTATCGGCTACGACTTCTATCTAATTATACTGCTCAGCAGGTCTAGCCAACTTCTTAGCCAGTTCTGCCAACTTCTCCTGCGCTCTAATGTTGCGCAGTTCGATCTCAGATAGGGGTCTAAGGGTAGCAGGTAGGGGCTTAGGCTTAGCGTGTCGTTTAACACGCCTTGCCAATTTAACCGCATCACTATCAGAGATAGCCACGATCAGATTGCCCTCACGATCACGCACCTCTAGATTGCTGAACCGCTTAGAGCGTGAACCTAACCACGCTGGCGCAGACCTAACATTTCTAGGGGGTGTGATTATGCTACCACTAACCCCATAAGGGTTATATGGCACGATCTCACCTTCC